AACAATTTGGACAGTTATCTTTTCCCCATATCTCTATCATAATGTAAATCCTTTTAGACTATTTTTATCTACATCTTGTTTGATGCCACCTACGATATAGGATTCTACTTCTGTTTCTTGAGGAGCGACTTGCAGTCCTGAAGAACTCAACCAATGTTGCGTCCATGGTAGGGGATTTGTATTGACTGGTTGATCAAATATAGTGTTATATCCCAACGCTCGTAATCGTCTGTTAGCAATATACTCAACATACTGGTTTAGGAGTGTAGTATTCAAACCAATCATTGATCCATCACGGAATAAATATTCCGCCCAATGCTTTTCTTCCTCTACACACTCTCGCCATAAGTTATAAACTTCCTGCTCACATTCGTGTGCTATCTGTTGCATCTCAGGATCATCCTTGCCTTGTAGCCATAGCTTTAGGATATGTGTTGATATTGCCAAGTGCTGTGCTTCGTCTCTCGCAATTAACGAAATAATCTTTGCTGAACCTTCCATTAGCTTCAATTCACCAAAGCCAAAGGTGCAAGCAAAGGAAACATAAAAACGAAGTCCTTCTAAAATATTTACTGTCATCATAGCTAAGTATAATTTCTTTTTGACTATACTGCGATCCACTGTTGGATCTTTAGCTAGTTCCATAAATTTGTCATAATGCTTTGTTACTGACTGCGCTCTCGATATGATGTTTTCATCATCGAGAATAGTGTCAAATACTTCTGACGGGTCAGCATACACGTTCTTCATAATATGTGTATAAGAACGGCTATGGATTGTCTCAAAGAAATCCCATGTAACAATACAGCCCTCAAGCTCAGGCAGGCTTACATAGGGTAAAAATGCCAAACACGGTCCGCGACCCTGGACGGAGTCTAGCAGTGTTTGATATTTAAGATTGGAGGTAAAAATATGCTTTTGTTCTGGACGAAAGTTTTGATAGTCTGCCCTGTCTTTTTGTAGGCTGACTTCCTCTGGGCGCCAGAAATAACTCAGCATGGTTTGGTTTAGTTTGTCAAATTGTGGAAATTTGAATACATCATATCTTTGTGTGGATTGATCTGCACCAAAGAACATATGTTGCTTAGTATAATCTACTTTATCTCTATTAAATACAGTTTTTGTCATTAATCTCTCAAATAACGCATGATTCGCACTCTTCAGTCTCCTCTGTCAGAGCTGCCTCTGCCAATGGAGTGAAGGTTTTTGTTTCTTCCTCAACTTCACTAGGGTCTGTTTTAAAATCATAAGTGTTTTGATAATAGCTTGTTTTCCAACCTAGCTTGTATGTGGTGAGCAAATCCCGTAACATAATACTCATTGGTACTTCGTTATTCTCAAAATTGAGAGGATTGTAGCTCCAATTGCCACTAATTGCTTGATCAAAGAATTTTTGCATTACTGCTACTATGTTTATATAACCTTCATTACTTGGCATATCCCATAGTAAGGTGTAGTATTGCCTAAGGCTTTGATACTGCGGAACAATTTGTTTAAGAGGCCCTTTTTTGCTTTTCTTAATGGACAAAAATCCTCTTGGAGGTTCAATTCCATTGGTAGCGTTTGACACAACAGATGAGCTTTCTGATGGCATTTGTGCCGACAGAGTGGAGTGCCGGAGTCCATAGAGTTTAACATCAGTGCGTAAATCATCCCAGTCATAAATCAACTTCGCAGTGTATAACTCATCCAATTCTTTTTTGTAAGTATCAATTGGTAGAATTCCGTCGTAGTATTTAGTTTTTCTAAATGCTGTGCAAGCGCCCTTCTCTTTTGCGAGATTATTGCTTGAGCGTAATAGAAAATATTGGAATGCTTCTGTTAAATTGTGAACTAATCCAACTGCTTCTGGATCGTTATATGTCAGTTTGTGTTTTGCTAAGAAATGGGCCAGCCCAATATAACCAATACCTAAACTTCGACGAGCTTTAGTTCCAACTTCTGCGGCTTTCACTGGATAACGTTGATAGTCAATTACTTCGTCTAATGCGCGAACTGCCAAATCACATATCTCTTCTAAGTCAGCAAATGTTTCTATAACACCAACATTAACTGCGCTCAGAATACATAGCGCAATTTCTCCGTCAGTGTCGTCTATATGTTGTAGTGGTGTGGTTGGTAGGGTTATTTCTTGGCATAGGTTACTCATATATACAGTATCTTTAAAACTGCTATGAGTGTTACAGTGATCCACATTCATAATATAAATGCGGCCCGTCTCTGCTCGTTCTTTTAATAAATTTGAGAACAAGTCCATTGCTTTAATTTTTTTCTTTTTGATGCTAGTTGCTCGCTCATATTTTTCATATAATTCTTGAAACTTTGTTGAGTCTCCAAAATATGCCTCATATAAGCCTGGCACATCATGCGGTGAGAATAGCGTAATATAATCGTCAGCTAATAATCTCTCATACATTGTCTTATTGAGTTGAATAGAATAATCTAGTCTGCGAACACGATTATCCTCTGTGCCCTTGTTGTTTTTTAGGACAAGGATATCCTCTATCTCTTGATGCCATAACGGGAAGTGTACAGTTGCTGATCCTCCCCGTACTCCGTTTTGAGTACAGCAACGAACTGTAGATTCAAACTTCTTTAGGAATGGGATAACACCAGTGTGTGCTACTTCTCCACCGCGTATTTTTGAATTGACACCTCGTATTCGCCCTGCGTTGATTCCAATGCCTGCTCGCTGTGCTATATATTTTCCAATAGCCATATCAGATGAGAAAATAGAATCAAGTGTATCATCTGAATCAACTAGCACACAACTTGCAAACTGTCGCATTGGTGTTCTTACTCCTGCCATAATAGGAGTTGGTACATTTATCTTAAATAAAGAAATCGCGTTATAGTATCTGCGAACATACTGTAGTCTTGTTTCCTGTGGATAACGAGCAAATAGTGTAGCAGCAATCATCATATACATATACTGCGGAGTTTCATACAGTTGTCCTGTGCTACGATCCTGACATAGATACTTGTCCACAACTTGACGAAGTCCTGCATAGGTAAAATTCTCGTCTCGTTTATGTGTAATATAAGTGTTTAGTTTGTGGAGTTCGTCGTCTGTGTATAGTTCTAATATCTCTGAGTCATATACACCAAGTTTGATGTTTCGTTCTATTAAATTTTTGAGGGGTATTGTTACATAATCGCCAAACACCTCTTTATATGTTCCATATAATAATAATCTTGCTGCGGCATATTGATAGTTTGGATGATCTAATGATATTAAATCATTAGCACTACGAATAAGAATTTCTTGTATTTCTTTTGTAGTCATACCATCATAGAATTGAATATTAGCATTCATTTCAATTTGGCTACTGCTCACTCCTGCTAACCCTTCGCAGGCAAATTCTACTACAGTGTGGATTTTATCTATGTTTAGTTCTGCTTTTTCACCAGTTCGTTTGATGATATTGATGCTCGTCATTCTTATCCTTTTTATTCTAAGTTTTCTAAAACAAAATCTTTTAATATGGAAAATCTATTATCAACATCTTCTTTTAATAATACTTCATTATCTATTCCTAATACATGATTATCAACTACGCAAAGGTAGCGTGTTTGTAAGTTTTCATCTTTAGCAATAAGAAATACAAATTCCTTATCTTTATATTTTTCCGTTAGCTTTAAACTATAACACATTCCTAACGTTCGTAAAAATGCACAGTATCTATTTTCAAAAACTAATGCCCAAGGGTTGGGCCATTCATTTTGATTCCAAGGATTATATTCTTGGCTTTTTAATTCTATTTGGTTGTACTTTTCTGATACATCTTGTAACGGTGTTTGGCTCTTTTCCAAAGAGTCTCTAAACATCGCCCAGTACAATAGGCGATCCTCATAAGATCCTTTTTCAAACATATTAGAATTTTAGTTTATGATTCACCAATTTATATCTAAAATAAGTTGGAGCAACAAAGTCGCTAGTTGCTCTCAAATAAATTGAATACACTGGGTCTGTTGATGTTCCATCATTTATAAATTCACCAGAAAAATGTATATCGTAATTTAGATATCCAGTTATTGTTTCATATTTAGGATCGCCAACTTGATCATAGCTATCACTAATATAAACTTTGTCAGCTCCAGTTTTATCACAAGCAATAGTTAGAATGCCAGTTCGTTGTAAATCATAACTCTGATTAAACATATAATATTCTAGCGTATAACTTTGGTTTTGTTCAGCTGGCAGCCGTAACACATTCTCAGGTGTGTTTGCAGTATATATCATACAATCATGAGTATAACCACTTTGATGGTTAATATTGCCTTTTACTTCAGCAATATATGTAGATGCTACAACAAACTCAGTTCTTAATAAATCAGTTCTATGAAAATAATCATTAACTGTTTCGTTTGTTGTATAATTAAAATCTAAAATTGGAGTAATGGATTGATACTCATTACCTCCATAGTTGCCTACGCTTCTAAATGTATTATTTGTGCTAAGATTATTTCTTCCTCTATCAATTTTTATAGCTTCAGAATGTATATCATTAAATGTAGAATTTGAAATAATGTTATTACAAGGTAGTTCAGTATTGCTATTCAGTTGAGCACCAAAAACTACGGCACGTCCTAAATCATGGAATGTGCATTTATCATATAAATTTTCTATAACATATTGATTAGCAATAGTACCATATGTAAAGTTAGATATAGTAGTATTCGTAATAGTGATGTTGCTAGTCTTAACCACAGAACTTAATGAGTCTAATAATATACCAACACTTCGAGATAGTTCTGTAGCATGAATAGGTGTAAAGGAATCGCCTATTACCCAACTACCTTTTATCTTAATATTATTAATAATAGATTGCCTGCAACTAGATAAATGTATGCCCACGCCATTTTTATCTGCGTGTTGTATTGTTAAATTTTCTATTCTTATAGAGCGTGGCTGATTATTGTAAGTTGTTGCACTGCTGACAGAAACTTCATCAAGAGCAGGTAGACCAGGTTGGCTGAGATCATTCACTGTTATAAAGGCAGCACCTATTCCTACATAATCAATTATAGTTTTATCTACACCCGCTCCAACAATTGTAGCATATGGAGGAATGTATATAGTTTTAGAAATAGTATAAGTGCCAGGCTCAATGTTTAGAACAACTCTGCTACGGGGATCACCTTTTGTAGCATTGTTTATGAACAGTTGATCTATTGCTCTCTGGAACTCCTCAGTTACATCATCTAGCGGGTCACCCATACAACCAAATGCTCGTATGGATACTACATCATCTAACCTATCTTGTAGAGAGCGGTTGGTAGGACTTGCTGGTGCCGAGCCTGTTTGAACAAAAGGATAATCCTCTTTGTAAGCATAGGCATCACCAAGTTTAAATATATTATCTCTGGCAGTAAGTATTTTTGTATTACCAAGCATTGGGGCGCCTTCAGTTAGGCTACCATTTCCAATGTATAATTCCTGTGTATCAATTGCCCAGCCAAGCTCACCACTAGCTAACTGGGGTAATCCTAATCCTTGATTTTTCTGTCCGCGTCGGACTTGTATTTTACTGATTTGGACAACAGCCACATGACTCTCCTTTTTTTATATTTTATATTTATCAAAAGTTGGCGTAATATTGATGAAGCCGCTCATACCATTCATGTCGCCATTCAGGATAATTTTCAGGAGTCAAGTCAAACTGTTGATATTCTAAATCTCTGGTGCACATAAATATGTGCCCTTCTCGAATGTTAGTTCCATATATCTCATTATGAGCTTCGGCATAAGCTACAAGTTGTAGATAATAATCCAATACCCATTCTTCCTTCTTGGGTTTATTTGATTGCTTGAAGTCACAAATTGAAGCATTGCCATTGTATGAGCAGACTAAGTCTGTTGTCCCAGCATACATATTAGGCATATATACTGCTACTTCAGATCCCCATATTTCATCAATACGACTAAAAGCATTCTCACGAATAACTTCAGCCATTTTGTGTGCTTGTTGAGCATACGGGTTAGAGCCTGCAGTGGGCCAGTCGCCAGACTCAATATATTTCTCAAGGTAGGTATGCATGCGTGTTCCAACACCGCTTGCTTCAGTTGTTATTTCTTTGGCTTTTTCTTCACCAACTCGCTTACGCCATTCAATAAGATGAGTTTTATCCTTTGTGGCATCTAATACCGTAGTAACACTAGGCACAGGATTGCCGTCAGGAGTATTATAAAGTCTCCGTCCATTGACACTTGTTCGGGTGATGGGTTTGTATGAAAATTTATCTATTAATAGACTCATATTTAGTTTAGCTGAGGGTCAACATCTGCATCATAAAATGTATTGTCATATGAATAATAAGGAGTATTGTATGCTGAATCATGGACTGCATCTATAGCATCTACCTCAGGGATATGTTCTCTGATGAGAGTTTCAATTCCCATTTGTAAAGTATATGTGGAGCCAGCACAGCCACTACAACTTCCAGAAAGTTCTAGTGTTAGCACATTATCTTCATATTTGACAAAATTTACTATCCCTCCATGTTGAGCCACAGCGGGTGCTACATATTCGTCTAAAATTTGTTTGATATGAGCTATTACTTCTTCATCAGTTCTTATACTTTCCATATTATATCTCTTATTATATATTGAATAATTTCATTTGTCAAGACTTTTTTAGACATCAGGGCCTAAATTATTTACATCAGTAGCTTGTTTTGCCAGTGCTTCTACCCCGCCTGGGTCAGCGGCTGCGGCAGCTTGTTCTCCGCCTTTGTCATCTACAGTAGCTTTTGTCTTTGCTTCAATCCCATCTTGGTTGAAGTTTGCTACCATTGTCTTTACTCTTGGATCAGTGTCGTATGAAGCTTTAAAAGCCCCATAGTCAAAAGATTCTCCGCCTGCGTTACGCATTGCTTTGTTCAAGTCAATATTCATAGCGCCTTTTTTCTTTGTTTCGTCAGTGGGAGTATCAAAGTGTAAGTAGAGTCCAGTGTTCTTTGCATCAGCAGCACCAATTAGGCTACGGAGAACCATAGCTAGTTTTGGTGCAGTTGATTTTGGTGATTTAGGCGCAGGAGCTGGGGGAGGAGCTTCTCCTCCCATCATGTCTTCGCCTTCCTCAGAAATTAGTTTTTTTTTGAGCTAAGGATTGTTCCTAGTGAGTGCGATAGCCTATTAATGCTTTCTCGAGCTGGACGTCCTGCGTCTGCTGCTCCGCCACCTGCTGGGGGCGCTGTAGCAAACTCATCTCCGCCTGCTTCCATACCTGCTTCTGGTGGAGCTTCCATACCTGCTTCTAGTGGAGCTTCCATTTCGGCTCCGCCTTCAACTGGTTCCATTTCGCCTTCTGGCGCTGGTTCTGCTCCCATCTCTTGAGGTGCTGCGCCGCCTTCGCCTGTTAACAAGGATACTCCTTGTGTGAGTGCGCCTCTTGAGGCTTCAAGTGCCTGGTATAGTGCTTCTAGTGTGGGTTTTACTGATTGTTGGAATTGATCCGCCTGCTCTTGTCCAAGCTCATCACGGATTGCATCTGAAAGTTTTAGCATTGATTCTGATTGCATCTCAGCAGTATCTTGTAGCCATTTGCCTACTGTATCTACAAGTTCTTTTGCTGCCATAACAAGTTCAGCTTGCTCTTGTGCGCCTTCTCGTAGTTTAGACCCTTTTGTATATACAATGCTTTCATCATACATTGAGTTAAAAGTTTGAGTCCTTGGTGCTTTTTTCTGAGTCTCATTCCAGTAACGCATGAACTCTGACTTAGCGTTTTGTAAATTTCTTATAACGTTCTGGAAATCTTTACTTCTTGCGTTATACCCACTCGTCAGTTGTTTTTCAAAAGCATTCCATGCCGCTTTGAAATCCAAATTGGTGTTAGGCCCTGGTTTCATTCCCATCTGCATTCCAGATGTATTCGGTGATACATTTGGAGTCTTTGGCTTGGTTGGATTAGCTTGTGGAATTCTGTCACCTGGTGCTTCTTGAACGTTATCCATTTCAGAAATAGCAGCATTTAGAACATCCAAATACATTTTATGTTTTTGGTAGTCTTCATTCTTTAGTGTAGCATCAAAACTTTCAGTAGTTTCGATAGCTCGTAAATCAGTGCGCACCTTATTTCGCGCATTTTGTAACTGGTCCAATGTAAATGATTCTAAATCAATTCTTTGGCCGAAGGTTTTAGCTAGTGTTTCATTTAGATTGGCTGCAGTCCGTTGTCGTGAAATCTCTGTCATTTTCATGTTAAAACATCCTAATAATATATTTTATTTATTTATCTTTAGCCAAGTATTATTTCTCGTATTTGTTCTTTGGCATGTGATGTAATAGCTTCAGCTAATTCTAATCTTGTAGTAATAGTCAATGTTTTATCTAAGCTATCAGAGTGTGCTAATGAATTTTTATAAAATCTACTATCTAACTCGTGCTTTTCAATTAGTTTATCTAGTTCTTTGATTTTAGATATGTCTTCTAAGTTATTTGTTATTCGTGCTCTAACAAAAGCAAGAGCGGCAGCTCTTGTCCATGTTTCCTCTATCACACGATCCCGTTCAACATCTATAACATAGTAACCTGCCTCAATTGGCATAATCTCATAACCGCCCACACGAATAACATTATTGATCTTAACTGGAATAGTTGATAGCATTTTAGATTTATTTATGAGTGAAAAGATTTGTTCAACGATGTGTTTATTGTACATTTTTCCTTACTGAAACGAGTCCACCTTCAACAATACGTTTGACTAGGGATTTCCTAATCAAATCATTTAAAACAACTTGCTCATGTTCATTGAAGAAAGTCATTAGAACATTATGCTCAGGCATTTTGTCTAGGAGAGCACTTTCTTCATTATTAACGTAGATACTAAATTTGCCTAATAGCTCATTAAGTCTCATATCACGTTAACTTTTGTTCCAGACTTTAGTCCTTGTTGGGCACCAGGTCCGGTTTGTTTTGTGTTTATTGTTACGTTGCCTTGCTTGTCAGTAGATGTAGCTCCTGGCTTCTTTGGATCCTTAGGTATATTCATTGTTACCTTTGTTTTAGGATCAATAACTGTAGTAGCCTTGTTATCATCTTTGACAACTTGCATTTGCTTTGGTCCTGTAGCATTGCTAGGACCAGTAGGTGCTGTGGGTGCTGTGGGACCCATTTCTAATAACGGCTCTTGCGTGATATCTGATATTCTCACTGTGATCCTTATCGCTTATTGAGCCGTTGAACTCGTTTAGAAGCAGGATTGACTCGTTTAGTTTTTTGTGCTTTACGCATCATACGAGCTCCTTGCTTAGATTTAGTCTTTCTAAGAGACATTTTCTTTTTGATGTCTATAGGAGCGTAGCATTGTGCCATTGAAGTTACGACTCTGCCATTGCGTTTTCCGCCTGAACATCTATATTTTCTTACAACTTGTTTGCCGGATCGAGCCCAAACTTGTTTTTCGTCTAGCTCAATACCTTCTAATAATTCTTGTATTTCCATACAAGTATTTAGTCAATATGTCTAAAAGTTATATTTTTCCTTCGAGAATCTTTTGTTAAAATAATAGCCTGTTCCATCTCTGCTGTTTCATCTAAGCCTAGCGTAACAGGAACATAATCAAAATCCTCTTTAAACATCTCAGATGTAATAGGTGTATCTCTTTCATCTTCAAATGTTATAATCCAATATTTCTGCTTACCTTTAAAGTTAACACCAAACCCTAGCGTAGAGATTCCTCCGTGTTTTAATTCAATTTTTGTAGGCGTTAGATTAGCTCGTAAAGATGCAGTTTGAATTAGTGTATTTAAATTTGACTGTTGTGCGTATTCTTTTTGGTTGTCGTCGCCTCGTCGGGCATTTGTATTTGTAACGTCGATAAGTGTTAGTATTTGTGTTCTCATACTACTATTTAAGTAGAAGTAAAAAAAGCACCGTAAAAAACGGTGCTCTTTTTACAGTGGGTTAAATCCCTATCTTAGTGAAGTGGAGCGAAGTAAGCAACGATTGTAGCAGAACCACCAGCTTCGGCAGCAGCATCGTCAATGTTTGGTTCGCCAGTTGTTTGGCAACGGAACCACATTTCGCCCAGTGTTGAACCACCACCAGCTTCAATCTTATCTTTGATGGGAAGTCCATCAGGAGTACCAAGTGCAGCAATGGTTACAGTATCTACTGGCAACGCATCAGCAGCATCTGCGTATGGGTGTCCATTTGGATAACCTGTGGCAGGTGTAAAGATGTTAGTAGCTGAAGCAGTCTGTGTAGCGGACTTGCCTTGAGCCATAGTCATCTTATTCATAAATGTCCAAATGTCATCATATGTCATAGACGCTTTTACAAAACGAACAATTAGTTCGCGTCCAACATCAGCTTGGTTATTAGTAAGAGTTTTGTAGTTATCAGCATACCCCCACCCGTGAGTGGTTGTATAATTCATTAAATCAGCCATTTTTTATTCTCCTTAAAAATGTTTCTAATATTATTTAGCCATTTTTTGATTTTATAGCTCGCTTGTGTAGATTTTTTAACATTTGAACTTCAGCTGGCCCAGCATCTATAATGTCACTTATAATCTCAAATAACGGATGATACGAACTAACCAAGTAGCTTGGTATTGATTTGCCTTCCCTAGCGTGTCGTAGGAACATCATAAGTTGCCCTAGTTTATTTCCTTCCACGCCTAACCTTCTGTATAACATAAACTCTTTAGGAGTCGTAGTTATGTCAGGTGTGCTTTGTGTAGGCTCAGTATCTGTAACTCGTGAGCTTTCTAAATCGTTATCTGCAACTAGCTTGCTAAAATCATCTATAATATCGCTATTTCGTAATTTAGCTCGTAAAGCATATAATAATTTAGTAGCAATATTTTTTTGAGCCTCTTTTGACTCTTTATTGTAACGTCCAATATAGCGTCTCAATTCACTATAATCTTTATTGTTTATGTTCAAACCATTCTCTATACGAATGAACATTTGTTGAGTTGAAGATGGAGTTCCTACACTCATACGAGCTATGTATTGTATAACTTCTCTGGCAGGAAAAGCACTTAATCCTTGCTGTCTTCGAGCAGCTCCTGGATCTTTTAGTTTGCTTATAGTCTCTTCATCCCCTTGAATAAAATGTATATAGTTATATAAGTCTGTTCCACTTGGGCGAAACGGTTTATAGTTATGATGCTTTGTTTTAGATGCATACCTATGCACAAAACTTGAATATCTCGGATAGTGTTTCATCAGTTCCATACTAAGCAGTATAAGATACATTCTTTCACAACAATCACTATAGGTGAGAGATCTTTGATTGAGAGAGTCTTTAATCATTTTAGACTCGTGTAATTCTTTTATAAAATCCATCATCGTTCTATTGCTCTATTTGCTGCTGTAAATCCTGCTCTATTTACTAGTTTGATAGGTCCTTCAGGATGAGATAATACATAGCCTTCACCACCCGGAGCATCGCCAATAGATGCTTTGACATCAGCGTCTTGACTGTCAAACTGATCTATAATATGATCCTTTACAACTTGTATCTCTCTTACTATTTTCCATAACGCCATAAATCCTGGCTTGTTATTTTGGATGTATTCACGCATTCGTTCTTGCTTTGGTAAGCTAACTTTACTAGTAGTCAACCAATCAAAAAAGTCGCCCCCCAGATTCTTCATTCCTGAATCGACTTTGCTGTTTGTGTATGTATAAAAGACTGTTGGTAAGTCTGATATTTTTAGTCCTTGTAATGTTTCCCTTTTTAGTAAAGAATCAATAGCTTTACCATGCTGATTGATATGAGCTTGTAACTGCTTTATTTCATCATTCTTTACTGCAGGAGCTTTTTGCACAACGACTGGAGGAAACACCAATGCTTCCCCGTCACCAAAGTAATCATTAGGATCAATGCTCAATGGTGATTCAGTGCCGTCTTCTGCAACTTCATTGTGAATAACTACTCCTGCTTTAGAACGAGCAATACGTTGTCCTAGCTCACTCTTCACAGGTATTGTATATGTTACAATGTTTGGTGTAAAGACAAAATTACCGTCTACGACTTCTGGCGTTTCAAAATACAGGAGATCCCCTTTGAAGTATCCAGTATGATCCTTAGGAACTACTGACTGAAAGCTATCAAATATATTTCTCATATTTCGAGCAAACTTTTTATACCCATCAGGCACATCCTGTCCCTTGCTCAACTTCCTGTTTACCAACATTTTTTCTAATTTTCGCCCTGATTTGCTTTTTCCGTCGTATCCTTTAGCTCCAAAGCCTGACTTATCTGTTAATACAAACTCGCCTGTAACTTCGTCACGTCCAAATATGACAGCAGGAGAACCGTCCCATTTTATGGTTACATCTTCATGTCCTCCATTTGCTAAGTTCTTTAAGCTTTCTAGAGCACGAATTGCTCCTTGAGATCCCTCCCAAAACACAACGTCTTCGGCATGTTGGATTCTTGCGCCTTCCATTAGTAACTCTTCTTCAAGTTGAGAAGCTTCACCTATCTCAGTTATAAATTCAAAAAATCTCATAAACCTGCTGCTGCTTTCATTCTTTCTAAATCATCATAGTGCTTGCTCTCAGCTAAAGATAATCCTTCTTTAGCAAACGCATCACGAGCATCTGCTACAAGTTTCTCAGCGTCAGGCATCACTTTTACTTTAGCCCACATAGCTTCTACTGAATCTCAATCTTCAGCCTCACCA